CTGGTGCCATCAAGAAGCCGGGTGCGCTGCGCTCTGCCCTGGGTGCCAAGAAGGGTGAGCCCATCCCCGCTGCCAAGCTGGCCAAGGCGGCGAAGGCCCCAGGCAAGATGGGCCAGAGGGCTCGCCTCGCCCAGACCCTCAAGGGATTCAAGAAGTAATGTTGCCCCTCGTCACCGCCCTGCTGCCCGTCCTCGGGGGTCTCCTCGACAAGGTCATCCCCGACAAGGGTCAGGCGGAGAAGGCCAAGGCCGACATGCAGGTGCGCCTCCTTGAGATGGCGCAGCAAGGTGACCTCGCCCAGATCGAGTTGAACAAGGTGGAGGCTGCCAGCGACGGCATCTTCAAGGGCGGGTGGCGCCCCTTCATCGGTTGGGTCTGTGGTGCTGCCCTTGCCTACCAGTTCATTGCGAGGCCCATCCTTCCGTGGATGCTGGGTGCTGCCGGGGTGCAGGTGCCCCCAATGCCCGGCCTTGACGGGATGCTGTGGGAGTTGGTCTTCGCCATGCTTGGCATGGGTGGGTTGCGCAGCCTCGACAAGCGTCTAGCCTCTTAACACGTCCCCCCGACACGTACATAAATCGAGGATCTTTTAACATGAGGGACAACTTCGAGGCCTGCCTCGCAGAGGTGCTCAAGCACGAGGGCGGGTGGGCCGACCATCCCAAGGATCCGGGCGGGGCCACCATGAAGGGTGTCACCATCGGTACCTACTCCACCTGGCTGGGACGCCAGGCTACCAAGGATGAGTTGCGCAACATCCCTGAGGAGCACCTGCACCATATCTACAAGGCGTGGTACTGGGACAAGGTGAAGGGCGATGAGCTGCCCCGTGGGGTTGACCTCTGCCTCTTCGACTATGCCGTGAACTCTGGCCCCAAGCGGGCGGTGGTTGCGGTGCAGGATACCCTGAGGGTCAACCCGGATGGGGCCCTAGGTCCCAAGACGTTGTGGGCCATCCAGAAGGCTGATGCCGCCACCCTTGTGGGTGAGGTGTGCCAGCGTAGGTTGGCCTTCCTTCAGTCCCTGCCCATCTGGAATACCTTCGGTGGGGGCTGGGGGCGCCGCGTCAAGGAAGTGGAAACCATGGGGAGGAAGATGTGCGCTACGTCCTAGCCCTTCTGGGGATGCTGCTGCCGGGGGTTGCGTGGGCCAGTTGTGGTCCCGCCGACAAGGTGGCTGGCTTCCTCCTTGACAACTTCGGGGAGAAGCCGCAGGTTACCTTCATCTCCGACGAGATCGTCTACACATTCTACGCGGGCCCCAAGAGTTGGTCGCTGGTGGGTGTGAAGGGCGCCGTTGGGTGCATCGTCACAGAAGGAAAGGCTTGGAAGTTCCATGGCACACTATAATGAGAGCTGGGACCTGCCCCCGCTGGTGGGTAGCTGCTACATGTACGGGCCGCAGCAGACTGCGGAGGTTACTGCCGACGACGTGTGGCGCCTGCTGGAGCTGAGGGCGCGGCGGGACAGTCTCCGAGAGGCACTGAAAAACCTCTCAGCCATGAGCTTGCTGTTCCTCCAAAGCTCGGAAACGGGGCAGCAGCAGCAGGCTGCGCGCCTTGATTCGTGCTGCAGCCTGCTTCGGCAGGCCATCCAGAAGATGACCGAAGAGATCTCCGAGGCTAGGGGGATCGGCAAGTTCGGCTACCTCTTGGACGAAACGTGAAAGAGGGTGACCTCTACTATCTGGAGTGGGTTGACGCCGCGACCCTCGGGGGTCACGAGTGGCGGGAGAAGCGCGAGATCGATTCGCTGCAGGCCCCGCATATCCGCACGGTGGGCTGGGTACATAGGGTCACGGACACCAGCGTCCTCATCGTGAGTACCATGGACCTGCATGACACCAATGATCCCAGCTACTGGGGGGAGATGATGATCCCCCTGGGGTGCATCACCAAGAAGAGGAAGTTGCGATGACCATCACCCGCGCGCAGATCCCGCAGCAGGTATCGAAGCCACCCATGAAGAAGAAGATGGCACAGGGGAAGCCCAAGAACCTCAGTGCCCAGGCGAAGAAGATGCTGAAGGAGATCAAGCGTGGGTAACGTCTTCGACTTCCCCGGTACCAAGGCCAAGGTGTCCGACGAGGAGATCACCAAGGAACTCCTCACGGTGCTGGACGAGATGCGCAAGATCGTGGAAGACGATGCCGAGTCCATCCTCGTGGTGGGCTTCACCCGTAACGACACGGTCTATGGTGCCTTTGGTGGCCTGATGAACCCCATTGCAATGGCGGGCCTGCTTGAGAGAGTCAAGCTCCAGCTACTCACGTCCTAAGCTCAAGGGCTACTACCAGGTCACCTACCGGGGTATCGATAGCGTACCTCCCGGGTACACTGCCCATGAGTACATGCGCATATGCAACTGCCTGCCCAAGGTGCAGGTGCTGAGGCGCAACTGGCTCAGCACCATGCTGCGACGGCACGTGGACGTGCGGGAGTTCGACCTCCTGGTCAAGCACCTGCAGCGCGACGGGCGCCTTTGCGGCTACGAGCCCTTGCCTTCTTCGCGGGTGACGCGGAGGAGGAGGCGGATCGCACCTTGAGGATGTAGGAGTCCACCAGCTTCCGTAGCTGGAGGAGGTCGGCGAGGGCCTCCGGGCCATACCCTCCGCCCAAGGCGAACTCATGCATGTGCAGGTATTCCTGCAGGAGGGAATCGAAGGAGACAAGGGTTCGCGTCCCCTCGCCATCCCCCATGTCCACCATCACTTCGATGGCATCCCCCATGAGGTACACGCTGGTGTGCAGGGGAATCGTGAAGTTCCTGGAGTAGATGTTCATGGCATCAATCCTCCGGGAAAGTCCTGTAGTTATCCTGCATGATTTCCAACTGCTGGTAGGCGAAACTGATCAGGTCCTTCATGGACTCTTCCAGCTTGGGTTCGTACCAGACTCGACCATACTCATCCTCCCATGAAGCCCCCTTCATGGCTCGCGAGATGAGTACACCTAGATCGACCTCTGCCAAATATTGCCCATCCGGCTTTATGAGTTCCTTGGCATTGGCATTTGGGATAATCTTGAGGGCAATCTCATTGTCGTCGTACTCAAGAGTGACCTTGAAGGGAACCGTGTTAGACTCTACCGCCATAGGATTTCTCCATACTCTCCGGGTCTGAGGGTGAGAAGCTCCCAAGGGTCATAGGCGAAGGGCTCCCCGCCGTCAAGGTTCTTGTAGACCTGGCAGAAGGAGAGGGGGCGCCCGGCGAAGATGCGCTGCAGGGCTTCGCCGTAGACCTCGCGGAGTTTCTTCTCCACGTTGCGCTTGCGGGTGAGCTTGATCTCTACCACCACGATGGGTCCCTGCTGGGGTACCACGATGATGTCGGGCTGGCACACCGCCTTGTCCCAGTAGATCCACTGCCCATGGATGATGAAGGTGGAGAGGTCCCCGGTCTCAGCGAGGTGCTTCACCACCTTCTTCTCGTAGAGGATGCCCTTGCGCTGGATGCGCGTGGGCTTGTTGTTGCTGAGGTAGGTGGGCCTATGCCCCAGCGTTGGCGAGGACATCCAGCACGGCTCCTACGATCTCGACGGGGTTCCCCTCCTTGTCACGAAGGGCGGCGTCGCGCATCACTTCGAGGGGGACACCGTGCTGCAGGGCAAGGGACACCAGGGTGGCAGCGGTGCAGCAGATGGCGTAGAGGTCGGTGCCGGCGCGGGGGCCCGAGATGAAGACCTCCCACACCTTCCCACCCAGGGTGGAGTAGCTGAGATGGTAGCGTTCCCCGTTGAAGTAGAGATCCTCGATGGTGGACTCACGGCGCCCGGGGAGGCGGAAACGAGAAGCTGAGATTGCTGCGGACGACATAGACGGTTCCTTCCTTCTCGACGCGCACATCTACCTCGATGTCCTTCTTGCGGTAGTAGGCGCGGATGCGATTGGCCAGCAGTGTACTATAGTGGCGGGAGCCTAGGTAGTCAGGATATTCCATCGGGGTTGTCCTTTTTCTTCTTGCCCCAATTCATCCCTACCTGGTACTCCCAGGGTATGAGCATTGGGCGGGTCTTCCCCCAAATATCCGTCACATCCAAGGTACGTGTCAAGCATTTAAGTATCTCCGGTACAAGAATATCCTTGCGGTCCACGGGTACCTGGCAGAAGGCAGCATCGTGGATGTTGTTGAGGATCTGCACTTCGGGCAGGTTCTGGTAGATTGATAGCAATCCGTGGGATGTCATGTCTCCCACGGTACTCTGGGGTACGTAGGCGATGGCAGCGCGCACGGTGGCGTCGTCCCGGGGATTACCCCAGAAGCTACGTTTCCTGCCAAAGGGAGTGACGAGGTAGCGCACGGTCTGCAGTTGCTGGGCTACCCAGATCTGCCACTTGCGCAGGAAGGGGAAGGCCTTGAAGTACTTGGCCTGGAACTCCTCGATGACGGGCAGGTCTACCTTGAGGACCCGAGATATCGTGTGAGCTGTTCCACCATAGTTAGAACCATGGGCAGCTCTCTTTGCGATATCGCGAAAGGACATCTCTCGATAGTACTTGCGATCCGCCAGCTCGCGCTTAGGTTCAAAGCCGAAGACCATAGCGGCCACCATGGTATGGACATCTCCGGATTCGATGGCTCTGATGTAATTCTCATCTCCGGCCAGGTATGCGACAACCCGGGCCTCAGCACCCTGTTGATCACAGTTGACGAAGACGTAGCCAGGATCCGGTACGAATATGCGACGGATGTAGTCATCGATGTTCTGAAGATTAGATCCCCAACCAAATGGATGGCTACTACTGCTCCAGCGCCCGGTATCCGTGCCGCCAATATTGAAGCTAGCATGCCATCGTGAGTGAGGGGAAAGGTCCTTGGTGAGGGTGTCAATGGTCTTCTCCAGGTCACGTAGCGTGAGGAGGCACAGGCAGATGGGTATGGCGCGTATGTGCTCACGACTCAGGCGCTCCAAGGTATCGCGGTCGGTGCTGAGTTTCCTCTCGCCCTTCTTCGATACGTAGACCTCCGGGATATGGAGGTCCTTGTACAGGAGCTTCTTGAGTTGCACGGAACTGCGCGGGTTGATGGTGCGTCCCCACACCCCCTTGCAGATGCGATCAAAGATCTGCAACGCACGGTCGTGTTGCTCGCGTAGCTCGGCCACCATGGCGTCGCGCTTCGCGGTGTCCACGAGTATGCCCCGCTCCATCATGTCGAGGACCATGGGCAGGAGGCTGCGCTCGAACTCGTAGGTGGGGCACCGGGGTATTGCCGATGCCACCTCCTGGGTGAGCATGCCATCAAGCCCATTGTACACGAGGTACTGCAGGGGGAAGTCCATCTCAGGAAGGTTGTCCGAGTAGAGGGTCTTCACTGGTCCTGCTCCAATGCGAGCATGAGGGTGAGCATGAGGTGGTAGGCTTGGCGCCGGGGGAGGGGGATGCGATGCAGGGTTCCCTGCAGCACGACGTTGAGGGTGATGTCGCTGGTGCGCGTGGCGTAGACCAGGATGGGGGGCTCGTAGTTCATCGCCTCAGGGTTTCGCCCTTGTCGATCATGCGCTGGACCCGGCTGCGGAACAACGAATAGTCCAGATCGAGGAGATTGCACATGCCCTTGAGTTCCGTGGCCGAGGAGGAGAAGATCACGCTGCGAGCGGCACGACGATGGTGCTCGGGGGTGTTGGGGTTGGTGGCATCATCCACGGCTTGGATGATGATGGCAAGGAGGAGCTTCTCTTCTGGCACAAGGCTTCGGCCTTCAAGTTCGTCGGCCATGTAGTAGGTGATGTCGTCCCAGCCAAGGGCCACGAAGAGTTCACTCATCCTTCTTGTTCCTATCCTTCACCTTGCTCTGGCGCAAGAGCTTCCATGACTTCTCGTTGCAGTAGATGCTACCCAGGAAGCCAAGGGACTTGGGCCATTCGATCTCGTTACTATGACTCATGAGCATTGTGTCGTCAACAACACCGGGTACCTGGATACCGTGGGCACGGAGGTAGGTGAGATCGTAGGTGGCGTTCTGTGCCATGCGCCCAAGGGGCAGGAGGAACAGGATCTGGATGAGGGCCCAGAGGTGCAGCTCATCCTTGAAGGAGAAGATGCTGTGGGGATTCCAGAAGGGTACGACGTAGACTTCCCTGGGGGAGGGGGCGAAGCAGATGACGGTAATCTGCTTGTCCTTGGTCTCAACGTCGAAGGCGAAGGAGCCTGACTTGAGGCAGGCTTCGATGCAGAGGTGCATGTCCCGTGGGCTTTCCACTATGTGGATGGCCCGGCGTGGGAAGACGCTGCGTGTCTTGAGAGATTCCTGCCATGCCTTCTTGAGGTCCATGGCAAGGACGGGCATGAGGGAGTGGTCCCTTACAATAGCCCGGGGATTGTGGGTTGGGAGGACACGGCGATCTTCCCAGTAGAGGATCGTTCCCCTGTGATCCAGCATCTTGTCGCCCGTAAGGCACCAAAGGGCAAGATCACCCAGAGGGACAATGAACTTGTGCTGCCTGCACTCGTCTCGTACTCGATGGTAATCTGGCAGGAACTCCGACCTAAGGTATCCAAGTTGGTAGTGGTAGGGGTTGCCTCTGGCTTCATCAGGGCATTCCTTCTTGGAGTGGAAGTAGCTGGAGGGATTGGAGAACTTGGGCATGATGCGGAACAGCGTAGCCATGGGAGGCTTGGGCATCCCCGCATAGCGCATGGCTATGTCCAGCATGGCTGCAGGGTAGCCCACCAGGGCGGAGCCACTGCGCACTTCATGGATGCTGGGGTAGTCTAAGAGGAAGATCATGGCTACTCAGGTATAAGTGCGGCAGGGGGCTGGAGACCAGGGAAGGAGACCGCAGTGCAAGTCTCCAGCCTTGAGGATGCTGCCGCTCACCCCTGCTCCGGCACTGCGGCTAGGGGAAATAGGGTAGGGGATGCCGCCCCCTCGCTCACCACTGGGCAGGTGACGCCACGTGTCAGGCGGCAGTGATGTTGACGCACTCCCAGAAGGTGCGGGTGCCGTCCTGCGACTTCCTCTCGGTGAAGTCGAACTTGACCTGCTCACCAACGATGCCGCTGGCGAGTTCCACCGCCGAGCCAGCCTTGATGGCGGAGGGGTTCACGCGACGCACCACATCAGCGAGGATGCCGATGGCGGCCTTGGTATCGAAGAAGGTGGAGGACTTGAGTTCCACGTTCATCTCGACACCCTCGACATCCTGGCCCGAGAGCGGCTCCTCCGGACGGATGAGGAGGCGCACCGTGCGGGTGCCCTTCGCGGTCGTACCGGAGAGGGTGCCGCAGATGATGCCAGCGTACTTGCCCTTCGGGAGGAACTTGCGGCCTTCGAGGTCTTCGAGGGTGTAGATGTTCTCGGACATTTTCTTTCCTTTCACAGTTCGATCTGCTTGAAGATTGCGCCCAGATCGAATGGCGCTTCTGCGTGCACCCGATGGGGTGCGCTGCATTTGAGGTAGCTCATATCACGGGTGGTCTGCGTGTGCAACACCGGCTTGCCGTCCTTGCGCGATGCGAGCCAGACGTTGTTCATGTAGCGGGCTACCACGTTGGGGAGCTGTTGACCGAGGAAGGAAGGGAAGGCGCGCATGATGCCGCCCGTCTTCTTGTTCTCGATCATGCGAATGTGGGCGATGAGGATCAAGTGGAACTTGTAGCGGTCGGAGGTGAGGCGCGCAACCTGCGTCTCGAAGCGCTTGTTCATGACGCCCCAGAGGGACTGGTCGAAGCCAGCCTTGTCGTCAGCGATGCCGTTCTCCTTGAGGACCTGGGACATGCAGGTGTCGTTCCAGAAGGAGGCGCTGTCGATGACGAGCACGGTGTTGCTGTCCCAGGTGGTGAGTTCACCGAGGTCCTCGTCGGGCAGCGTCCACTTGGTGGAGATGCTGACGGACTTCTTCCACGACTCCGGGTCCTTGGCAGGGATGGAGAAGTAGGAAATGTTCTCCGCCTTGCCCGGCTTGAGGTAGGCATTGAGGATGGCGAGGTTGTTGTCAAGGTCCACGATGCGAACCTTGTAGTCCTGGTTGGCAAGGGTAGCCAGAAGGCCAGTCTTGCCTGCACCCGGATCCCCCAGCAGGAGTAGTTTCATCCTGCGCTGGTTGGGGTGCTGAGAGAAACTTGGCATGGTTCACTCCACATGATTTCATCAAGATAAGCCCACGACATCGTCCCGTCAGGGAGGATGATGTCGTAGCTGGTACCTAGCTCCACCGTGTGCCGCTCGTCAAGCATGATCTTCACGGGGGTGCCGGGAGGGTAGCCGTTGATGGTGGCGGCCAGCGTCAGAAGACGATGCGCCATAGGGCCAGCACTCCGAAGAAGGGCAGAAGGTAGAAGGCGAGGACCCATGCCATCATGACGATGAAGCCTGCACCGAGGAGCAGGGCAAGGACGAGATCAGAAATTACAAGCAACTTCGCACTCATCCAGGATGCTGCGCGAGAGAAAGACCTCGCTACCCCAGCGGGCACGGAAGCTCGAATCCATTGGAAGAGATACCACACGGGAGACTCCTTTCGATACGATGCTGAGGGCGCAGGCGCAGCACGGGGGATGGGTCGTGTAGAGGGTGGACCCTGCCGTGGGGAAGGTCGCGTTGTCAAGGACGTTGCGCTCTGCGTGTAGAGTGTAGCGCAGCCGGGACTCCCTGTTGTTGAGACGGGAGTCGTCGGCCACGCCGGAGGGGAAACCGTTGTAGCCCAACGCTACCTGTCGCTTGTCCCTGCCCACGAGGACGGCACCTACCTTGGTAGATGGGTCCTTGCTCCATGAGGATACGTGGAGGGCGAGGTCGAGGAAGCGTTGGTCCCAGCTCATGCAATCCTCCAGATACGGATGCCGGTGACAGAACCCTCGTGCACGATGCGGGAGATGAACTTCTTCCCGGAGGACTTGGCGTACTGGGAGGCGCTACCGGCGATGCTGCCGCGCAGGAGTTCGGGATTGTCTGCCTGCTTGAAGAAGGAGTCTCCGACTTCCATCTCATGGAAGGGGTAGATGCGCTTGCGTCCAACGGCAGGAGGAGGGACGGGGACGTTCTTCTGGATAGAGATCATTTGGATTTCCTTTCAATTACAAGATTGTATCCGATGGTGTTAAGTATGGCAGTGAGTGATGCTATGGTAGGTGAACCTCTACGAAACCAACGGCGCGGTGTCTTGGTATCGACACCAGCCCGCCGGTAGATCTGGGTAACATAGCCTGGCCGTTGCTTCAAGAGGGAATGTAGATGTTTCAGCACGGGCTCGATGCCAGAGGCGTGTCCTTTGAATCGGCGCTGCGCCAACGCTATCTGCTGGGGGTGCTTTGGTTGGGGGGTCATGGCTTGCCCTCCAGCGCAACACGCGCAATCAAATGCGGGCACTTACCGTCTTTGGCCCATTCGGAAGCGCACTCGCGGATAGACGAGCAAGCGCAAGCGGACTCTTGCAGCGCCTCGCGCAGCCGCTCGAT